CTTGTCGATGATGATCAGAGTCGCATTTGGCGGCACTGAAATCTGATACGCAGGATACGTAATCACAGTAGCTGAACCAAACGTCGCGTTGTTACCAATCGCAATCGTTGCAGTCACAGCACTAGATGTTGTATTAGCCGCAGTAATAGACGTCACACGGTTCACAGTGCTTGCCGCAGGCGTTAAACCTGTCAGAGAAGTAGTACCGTTGTACGTCCATGAAGTCGTGGCAGTAGCCGCCGACGAAGGAATAACGTAACCGACGTTTCCGTAGATTGACGTTACGTTAACTATGTTGGGGTTAGCCATGATGGCTCCTTAAATATTCAATAGCTTTTAACAAAATTTCGGGGTCATCCTTCATGTTCCCCAGCCCAGTGTTACAACCGTGGCACAACAACCCACGAACAACCCCCGACTTATGACAATGATCTACATGCAAGCCTCTTTTTGTCACAGGTTTAATGCCGCAAATTTTACACTTGCCATCTTGCTCTGCAAGCATCTCTAAAAACTTCTCTGGGGTTATCCCGTATTTATAAGCTCTTGATGATTGCCGATCTACTTCTGTTCTTTTATGCCACCGCTCTTTGCATTGAACCTTATGGCATTCACTACAAACTTTATTGGAACGATGCCCATTTTTATCTACATAAAATTTTGCAATATCTTTTTCACCGCAAACTGGACAACAAGGAGGCTTTCTTATCGCATTACTTGTTTTTTTCCTATACTCAGGGTCTGCCCATTTTGCTTTTGATCTTTCGCTTGCCAACTTCTTTCGTTCATCTGTCCACATGGCTTTAACCTCCAAAAACCACATTGTAACATTTGGACGCTAGAAGCCAAAAATCATTGCCATAGCGATACTTTTACCTGTTGATATACCGCCAGAAGCTGCTGCCCATGTTGGAGCACCAGAACCATTACTTGTTAATACCTGACCACTAGTACCAGCCGAAGTAAACGCATACGCAGTACCTGTACCGTAGCTCACACCACCCGCTGTGGGAGTAGCAGTAGCGTTCGTACCACCATTTGCTATCGGCAAAGTACCTGTCACACCAGACGTCAAAGGCAGGCCAGTAGCATTAGTCAGCGTTCCAGATGATGGAGTACCTAATACGCCGCCATTAACCACCACAGCACCAGCAGAGCCTACATTAACCCCTAAAGCAGTCGCAACGCTAGTTCCCAAACCACTTACACCAGTAGAGATTGGCAAACCAGTACCGTTTGTTAATACTACTGCACTAGGCGTTCCTAAAGCAGGCGTAGTCAGAGTAGGGCTAGTAGATAATACAATACCGCCAGAACCCGTTACAGCCTGTCCTAGAGCCGTCTGTACGCCTGTTCCAAACGAGGTGATACCTGTACCACCGTTGGCTATATTTAACGTCCCAGCGACTGTTACAGCCCCTGTAGTGGCCGTACTTGGAGTAAGTCCAGTCGAGCCAAACGTAATAGATGAGACATTGGTTACAGCCGCCTTAGTAGCAATCGTCTGAACTACACCAGAATTGTCTTTATAGTACAGTTTACCGTCAGTAATGTTAATGGCAAGTTCTGCACCATTGGTATTATCTAAGTTTGCTGCCAATGGAACCGCTGAAGCCGTAGTGCTCGCATACAGCTTAATTGGTGTATATCCTGTTTGTGCCATTAGAATGTCCCTCCTGCAATACCTGAAGTAGCAGTAACCGTTGTAAATTTACCAGTAGATGCAGTTGTTGCACCTATTGTCGCACCATCTATTGTCCCACCAGTAATTGCTACACTGCTAGCATTTTGTGTAGCCATCGTTCCTAAACCAGTGATGTCTGAGCTCGGGATAGTCGTAGATGCAGTCAAAGCCGACGTACCACTACCTTTGACATAACCAGTCAAGGTAGTCGCGCCAGTACCGCCGTTAGCTACTATTAACGTGCCACCTAAAGTCAACGTACCAGATGTAGTAATTGGGCCACCAGATAACGTCAAACCTGTTGTGCCACCTGAGCCACTGACAGAAGTTACTGTACCGCCATAGCTTGGTGTAGCGCTAATCGTAATGCCACCAGCTGTATTCGTTACTGTGACGTTAGTACCAGCCGTGATATTGGCTAATGAGTAACCTGTACCATTACCAATCAGCAACTGGCCATTAGATGGGGTAGTCGTAACACCTGTACCGCCGTAGCCAATACCAATCGTAGTGCCGTTCCACGTACCCGCAGCTATCGTACCAACACCTGTAATGCCAGTGTATGAGCCAGAAATCCTGCCCGTTGGCAAAGTACCTGAAGTGATATTCGATGCGTTTGTAGTGTCTGTAGTCGCAGAAGCAGCTAGGCCAGATACCGCGGTGTACGAAATAGCGATAGGTGTAGTCGATGCAGATGTCAGCTGACCTTGAGCATTGACTGCCAACACTGGAACTGTTGAGGCTGTGCCGTAAGTAGCCGCAGAAACACCAGTATTAGATATATTGAACGTGTATGCAGGTGAGAGATTTAAGCCTGTGCCTGCGCTATAGACCAATGGGGCTGCAAACTGAGAGAACGACAATGAAGTCGTACCAACAACAATGGGCAGTGGAGTCTGCTGAACCCACGATGTATTTGCGTTAGTTGATCCAGACAAGATTAACATCAGGTCACCCTGATCAATCTCGTTATAACCTGAACCACTAGTGTCGTAGTCAGTAGCGCGGGTCAAAACCCATGCAACAGAGCCAGAACCTACTGCAGTAACTGTGTAGACGCCGTTATATGCGCCGTTTGACTCGTTCTTTACTAATATCCGTTGACCAATGTCAGGAGTAGTAAAGGTATGGCCATCAATCGCTAAAGTAGAGAAGGGCGATGTTTTAGTTAAAGTCGCACCTACACCTGATGAGCCATTGTTATACGTTACAGAGCCTAAATCAGCTGTTGTCGCGTAGTTACAAGCTTGATGGAAGTTAATACCAGAAGCAATTGAGTCTGCGTAATCTTTATTAACTATGTCAGTGCCAGACGTTGGGGTAGTAGTAATCGTACCCGTAGTCATAGCTACATTAGTAAACGTACCAGCTGCTGGAGCACTTCCACCGATTACTGAACTATTTATGGTGCTACCGCTTACCGCCGTACCAGTAATTGTGCCGCCAGTAATCGCTACTGCACTTGCATTCTGGGTGGACATCGTGCCCAAACCAGTAATATCAGTGTTAGGTATCGTAGGATTAGCAGTCATTGCTGACGTGCCGTTGCCTTTGACGTAGCCAGTTAAAGAATTTGCCCCAGTACCACCGTTTGCAACCGCTAATGTACCGCCTAAGACGATAGCGCCAGACTGTGGAGTGCTTGGCGTTAAGCCAGTCGTGCCACCACTGAAGGTAAGAACACCACCAGCCAAGGAAAACGAGTTCCAAGACCCAGCAGCAAAGCCATCGAAGGTATTTGTGTCTGTGTTATAACGAATTTGGCCAGAAATACCGACTGGTTGCTGAGCTGATGTACCTTTTGGCAAAACCATGCCGCCAGTACCCGGAATTGTTGGGTCTGTGGCTAAGCTAATCGTTGGATTGCCGGGGCCACCTCCATTTGCAACGCCAATTTGGTTAGTTGTACCAAGAATATTGAAAGTAGTGACCGAAGTACCGCCAACCAAACCCAAAACACCCGTGCCAGACAAGCCAGCTAAGCTTGCTGGAGCTCCAGCTAACGATAAAGTGGGGTTTCCACCCGTGCCATCAGCATTAGATACGGATAAACCGCTACCAGAGACAGCAATTGAGCGAGAAACAACGGTACTACCACTGTTTTTGACAATAATGCCGCCGCCAGCTGTCTCAAGACTGCCAGAAGTGCCGTCTAAAGTCAGTCTGTAGTAAGAATCTGGGCCACCATCAGTCAATAAAAGACCTGTAGACGTCGATAAATACCGACTATTTGGTAATGTCAGCTCTTGATTTACCGTTAAAAACGTCTGGGTTTGGGCTGGAGAAGCCGCAATAGCTGCGGTAGAGACACGTACAGTCACTCCATTCTGGACAACTGGTACCTGCTCTGTTCCGGTAATCGGGCCACCGGCTGGTAATTGGGTAATCTGTACGTTTGCCATTATGGACTCGGACTCAAATTGTCAAGATTGCCATTCTGTTCTGGTGTAGCTGTATTTTGCTCAGGCGAAATGACAAATTCATTAGGAGCATTTGTCGTAATCCCTGTCGGATCATCAGCAACACTTAAATCAGGGCGCGGGTATCGCAACATAATCCGTTCTGTCTTCCTCGCTGGAAGTCTATACGGGTCAAATTGATCCTTACATCCCTGCTCACACACCATCAGACCCGGAAAGTTTGGGTCTTTCGATAACTCAGCATGAGGCCGCTTCATTTTACAGCGATCACACACCGCAATTGCGATGTCTGAGTAACCTCTAGTGTCAAGAAATACTGGCATTATCGCGTATACACAGAAATGTTGGGAGCAAAATAAATCGGTGAACGATCACGTTCTTCTTGTTCAGCTTCCATCAAATACTGCGCGGCCATCTTTTCCAAATAGCCAATTCTGTCCATCTGAATACCGGGTAACTCTAGGCTCATCCGGTGAGCCAGCATCATCACTGTAGCTTCGTACCAGCGCTGTGGAATCTCGAGCTCATCAGTTAATGAGCCTACATCCATAATCTGACGTGAGTACCACACAGTCATCTGCACAAACGGGTCGTTAGGTACAGGCCACAGATAAATCTCAGGTACGGGGATAGTGCGGTTAAACCAGTATTGGAACGGCTGGTTAGCTGGGAAGTTCTTGTTTGGCAGACTTGTGTAGTCATCGCGGTTCAAACGAGCCATCGGTATTTCTTGGCTGTTGTTACCTATGTAGAACTCACGCAATGCCAGAGTTGTGCCGTTGTACACGCGCACGCGGTAATACGTTACAGATTGGCCGGGGTCAATGTCCGTCCATATCCATTGATTGTCAGTAACAACTACCGAGCCGAGGTCGTCGAGTGTTGACCACGTACTTCCGTCAGTGGAATACTCGAAAGTGACTGACCAAGTGGCAGAGCCGCCGCCAGACACGTAAGGCAGAATACCAATACTGCCAGCGTAAACAGGATTATTTGTGCCATAAAAAACTTGAATGTTGCCGTTTGGTGAAGCTTGTTGGCAGTATGTACTTGTATTGCCATCGTATACATTAGCAACCACGCCGCCTGCAGATGATGTGTAGTCACCAGTAGGACGGTTCATCGTGCGATACAGGGCGTTTAGAACGTCTACAGCGCCATTAGGAAGGGCATAGATGTACTTGTCAGGCGAAAGCCCAATAACCTCTTTCTCAATCGCCCAGTATTGAATACCGCGGTTAATCAGATGCGACAGCAAGAAGTACAAAGACTGACGTGACGCTACCTGCTGCTCAGATGTCAGCTCTTCAGCTAACTTACCGCAACGACGAGCGCCGTGGTCAATTAGCTGCTGAACATTGATTACTGTCGTACTAACTGTGCCTGAATAAGCCATCTACCACCCCGGACAATTCCAGCGTTTCATGGATGCCCGTGCGCGAGAACCGCGCTCAGAGCTCTTTGCTACTGGCTCCATACGAGCACAGAAGGAATCTCTACGAGGGCCGCCTTGAGGCTGTGGAGCCTTCAGATCACTACCAGTCTCGCGGTTGTACTTAGCGCGACCTTTAGCCGTCAAACCAGCCCCTTGCTCAGCCGGTAACTTCTCGCCTCGACCTACGGAAAGAGAAGGGCCTCCCTCTTTTAGCTTCGACGGGAGCTTCCCATAGGCTTTTTTTCCTACGTTAGATTCTGTGTATTCAGAAGCTGCGTCAGATGACATGCCAACCTTCTTAGCAACTTTCGGGTTATGCGCTATAGCCTGCATTAACCTAAATTGGGCTTTAGATTTGGCTGGCATGATTAGTCAGCGTTCTTGATAAGAACCAACTCAAAAAAACCAGCCGCTTCATTGTTATCCGCACCGCCAATTGCTTCACCTTGAATACGAGTCTTCTCAGCGATTGCAATAGGATATGGGAAATCAATAGTGGAAATGCCGTTGTTGGTCACGATGATTGGGCCAGTCAATGCAATTCCGTTTGTGCCAACAAAGCGTGTCCGCGCCGTAATCAACGTGGTTCCAGCGTCTTGCGCCAAACCAATTCGAGCCACAGCCAAATAGCCTGTGTAGCCAGCAGGAATGGTGTATTGGCTTGAGGTTGCGTTGTTAAAACCAGCCGAAATTACATTGTAAATAGTTGCCGGTACGCCAGAGGTCACAGTGCCTGTGCCAATGTAAATAATGCCTTCGTTTGCAAGGCTTGTACCTGCGGTTGTCACCAACATACTATTGATTCGCAAGAATGAATTTGTGGTTGTCACAGCAGTCTGACCATTCATGGTCACGGTCTCACTTATGACTGCATAGTTGGCATCCAAACCAGTAATCAACACAGTTCGTGCGCCAGTTCCTGCTGATGTGTCGTCTGCGTCAGCAGAACTCACGGTCATTTGCAAAGCGGCAGCTGGATATGACAAGTTGCCAACAGGCGTAATCATTTCCCATGATTGGTCAACATCAGAGTTGTAGCCAGCAATCGTTACGATAGAGTGCGCCTGAATTTGACCACGCGCCACTTGCAACTCAAACGGTTCGTATGCGCCTTGACGAGTTGCTGAAGAATAAGTGCCCATTTGCATTCCTTACGAATTAGGATTGGTGTAATACTTTTGCATCTCTAGTATTACAGTATACGTATCACCAGCAGCTGTTTCATACGTAGTAAACAAAATCTTCCCGTTCTTACCAGTGCCTGCATTGTTTGTCAGGCCACCAAAATTAGAATAGTCCTGAACATATTGAGTGTCTGCAGGAATAGTTTCAATAGCAACAGGAGATGTGGCATCCCATAGCATACGAACACTCATGCCATGAGTTAAGCCTGAAATTTTTAGAATAGATACTGCTGTACAAGCGCCACCACCAGAACCAGAAGGCTTTAACAAAGCAGGATCAACTTTAACAGCATTAGTCTCACCAGATGAATCATTGGTGATAAAGTCAAACTTCATGATGACAACACGCTCACCATCAAAAAGCGTTTGCGATGTAGCTGTATAAGCCATCTTGAACTCCAATAAGCGACAGGGGGACTAGCCCCCTGCCTAACTCAACAAGCCCTACCGCCCCGCTTCTTGCCCGGAGAAACAGTAGTAAACTTTTCACGCTCACCACGGGTGACCGAACCAGCTCCACGAATGGCATCAAAGCCCTTCATAAGCTTGCCCGGTAAGCTTTTCATGGTTTCAATAGGGTGCATGATGGCATCCATAGCTTCTTTACGAGTGGCTTCATTTTCAGCCTTTTCATTCTCGTAGAAACGCTTGTAGCCTTCACTTTCCGCTGCTGAAGCATGATCAACGTCACCACCACTTGCCATCTTCTTGCCAGTCTTCTGATACTTGGAGTATCTGTCTAACTCAACAGTCTTGGCAGCTTTAAATGCTTTCGCATTCTCTGCTTTGTGGGCTGCACGCAACTTACCTTCTGCTGCAGTTACCTTGCCACCTGTTTTAAAGGTGCCTGATAACCGAGTAATGCTCACTGGCTGAGAAGGAGATTTCTCTCCTTGTGGCATCTTGACGGCGCGTCCATCAGCCTGAACTGAACCGCCGTCAGCAAACTTTTTTGCGGAGCCGCCCTTCTTATAGCCACCCGCATTAGCTTTAGCCACACCACCAGTTGCATAACCACCAGCATTACCTTTTTTAACACCACCAGTACCGTTAGCACTATCAGGTTTAGCCTGATATACCTTGGTCTTTTGATAATCACCTGAAGATGTTTCTGAAGGAATAGCGCCGCCGGTTGCCTTCTTCATTACTTTGCCACCACGCTTATATCCACCGGCATTACCTTCTTTAACACCACCAGTTTTTGATGGAGTAGTGTCAGGTTTAGCTTGATGAACTTTAGTGGTTGGATAACTACCCCACGATTCTTCAACAGACACTTGACCGCCAGTAGCGTACTTCTTACCAGCTAGTGCCTTCTTGATCATCGCACGGTCTTCTGCTGCATCCTCATGAGCTTTACCACCCTTCTTCATCATAGGGGTAGCAGGCATAGGAGCAGCCATAGGTGGACGCATTGCTTTACGACGCATAGCCATTGAAGGACGGCGTGGGCCTACTACCGGAGCAGCAGAACCACCAACAGGGCCAGCAGCAATTCGGGGAGCACCCATCATTGCACCAGCCATGCTTGAATCACCACCATCAGCCATCTTCTTAGCTTTGGTAGTTGATCCACCCTTCTTCATCGCTACAGCACCGCCTTTTTTGAGCTTTAACTCAACGGTAGGCTCCGTAGTCATCATTTTGACCATTGGCTTAAATTGACCCATGATCTAGCTCCTTAGACTTTTTGAGCGTACACGATGGTGAATTGGAACTGACCTTGAGTAGTCGAAATAGTACCGTTCGGAGTAATCGAGCAGTACACAGTCGTGTTAGTACCGATGTTTGACATAGCCAAGACATCAGCAACTACCAAAGTACCGCTAGTGCGTACAGTAGATGCCATGTTTGTTGCAGGCATATACTCAACACCACTAGAAGTAGAACCAACCGCAGCGTTAAAAGTAGTGGCTGAACCACCACCAACGACAGGCGCAACAATCTTGTCTGCAAACATCTCAATGATCTGAGAGCCAGCAGGCAATGTAAGAGTTGCGTTAACAGCAGTACCTGCTGCAACAGTCGTAACCGTTACGGTTTGAGCCAGAACTACATAACCACCATCAGTCGTGTCAGTCAGCGTGCCAGAACCAGAACGGAGTGTCGAACCAAAATAGGTTTGCATTTCATTTCTCCTGTTAGGAGGGGAGCCGAAGCTCCCCAACTGGTTTAGACGCCGGGTGTGCCGTACATAGCACGCCAGTCAGTGAAGCCGACCTGATAACGCTCGGTTGCCTTGTAGCGCATCGAGTCAGTCTCAAAGTCACCTTCCATCGTCTTCTCAAGGCGACGACGCATCAGGAGCTTCATGCCCTCTGGTGCATCAGTCTGCACCCACCATGCGGTGGAAGAAGTCAGACGCGACAATACTGCAGCGCCTTCATCCAGCAGACCAATCGACTTGATTGGGTTGATGTCGTTGTTAGCGTTGCCGCTACGCAGAACAGACTTCAGGAGAACTTCAGCTTGGAACACGTTGCCGGGAGCTACAACCAGCTGACGTGGAACCAAACGGATTTTCTTGCCGTTGTTGTCTACAGCTTGACGAATCTGAATCAGCATCTGTTCCAAAGAAGTTTGGGACAAGTTAGCTGCAGTTGTCAGCAAGTTAGACGCAGTACCGTTAACGATTGGGTGCGAAGCTGAGTTCAGCTGAACACCGTCACCGCCGGGGTACGAAGAGTTGAACGCACGGTTCAATACGTTAGCCGACAGAGTCTCTTTAGTCTCAATCAATGACTGAGCGAGGTGACGGGCATACACTTGACCGATACGGATGTGGTCGCCATCTTCAACCAGAACTTTGGTCAGCGCAAAGGCCAAACCAAACACTTGGTAAACATAGCGCTGCAGGAACAGCACGCCACCCTGTTGATACGATACTGGAGTACCGTCAGGCAGTTGTGGAGCTGCGCCAAAGCCGTACAGGACTGGCTCTTCGTGGTAGTTACGTGGGATACCTTCTTGCTCACGGAAAACGCGTGACCATTCGTCGGTACGCTGATCGTAGACACCATCGAAACATTCGTTCAGGATAGGTTCGACAATGCTACGAAAGTCGGTACTTCTCATTGGGGCTGCCATGATTTAGCCCTCCTTAGATAGCGTTAATCGTTGCAACGTACTGGTGCTTAGAAATCTGCGCCTGAACGATTACATACGTATCACCCCATGCATTATCTGCGTAGGGGGCCAAATTGATCACACGCATCTGCTTAGTAGCAGAGGTGCCAGCAGCGGAAGTACCGAGCGTGCACTGCGATAGACCAGTCACATTAGAACCAGCAGTCGTGTTGGTTAGGTCATACTGATCACCAACAGCAGATTGGCTCAGCGAACCGTCTACTTGGATCTCATACACGATGTTAGGATCTGAGTAGTAGTAAGCAACGCAAGAACCTGCAGTGTATGCAGTCGATGCAGGCCAGTAGTTAGAAACACGACGACGACCAGTAGTGTCAGTCCACTCGACGCCAGCAAAAGCGCCTTGGAATGCATCACCAGTAGTTGCAGGATTTAATTGACCAGCAGTGGTCAACAGAACAGGTTGGCCCTTCAAAATATCAGAACCATAACCAGAAACAATGCCGCCAGCAAGAGCCACAGCGCGATCAAGACCCGAAGGATGAAACGCAGGGCGCAGGCCGAACGGAGCGGATGTCGAAGACATAATTTAACTCCAATCAGTTATAAACAATGCCTAGCCAGCAAATGATGGCGCAGGCAACGGTTTGTCCAATTGCTCAATGCCCTCACCTTCGACCTGTCCGAGAGCTCTGCCTCGGCTATCACGTCCAACGGACTGCTCTGCTTGCATCTTGATCTTATTCGCTTCTTCCAACGGTGCTTCGTGGTGGAAGTGCGCCATAATCTCCTGATACATATCCATAGGGATCTTAAACAGAAGCATTTCGTTACACGCAATATAACCAGTATGTTCTCCAGCCTTTACGCGGTAATTCTCAAATCCTTTGACGTCTTCAGCTTTTACTGGGACGTAACCGAGGCGAATCCGCTTGTCGATGCTGTCGTAACTATTGGTGGTCGATAACCAGCAAACATGCCAGCCGGGTATATCGGGAGCATTAGGCAATGCGCTTTGTGTCCACTCATCCTTCCACATCTTTCGACGTTCTTCAGACGACACAAAAGTTTCTTCCGGTGCCTCACGAACTGGATCGTGACTCGCGCGAGATTGCTCGCGTCCACCTGCAGAGAGAGATTTCTTTAAACGAGAATCCATGATTAACCCCTTTGATTACGTTGACGTGCTTCCATTGCGTAGCGCTTTATCATGCGGTTCCGTTTTTCCGGATCATCCCACATGCCAGCATCTTTCATAGCAGTTACCTGCTCACGAGATAGGGTGAATGAATTTCCACCCCCTGCTCTACTCGATGCCTCGCGCCCCGAACTGGTTACAACGCTTTTCGGACGGCGGTTTACTGGTTTCTCATCACTGAGATCAGTATAGCGGTTAGGTAATACTTTTGACAAGCGATTGTCAAGTTCTTCCCAATATTCTGGTGATTTAGGATCCCAACCCTCATCAGCAAGGGCTTGGTCTACAGTCATGGCAATACGTGAGTCCATGTCTTTAGCCTGTGGGTTATACCAAGGGTTAGCTTCCATCCAACGTGCGGCGTAACGCTGCAGCATAGGATCTTGCTCAATGGTCTGGGCTTTGTCAGGCTGAACCATGCGCTTCTTCATGTTTTCAAGGTTCTCAGACTGCTGACGCGCCTCGTACCACATCTCTTGTGCACTTGCCAATAGATCACCATCCATTGACTCAGTAGCTTCCTTCATCTTACGTTTTGCAAATTCAATACGAAGTTGCTGATCTTCAATAGCCTTATCCATACGGGCTAGATCAGCACCAGCTGTTTTTCTTTCAACAACTGATAGGCGCTCAAGTAATTCTTGATTCTGACGTTGCAAATTCTGCAAGCGAACGTCTTTCTCAGTTTGTACTTGGCGGTGATATTCCTTACGAGCCTTACGCTTAGCACGCTTAGCAGCACGCATAGCTTCAGCGTCTGGGTCTACATCGCCTGTGGCGGCAATCTCAGCAGCTTCGGCAGCAGCATCAGCCGCATCCTCGTCCTCTGGGGTAGCTGCCTGTTGAGGAGCTTCCTCGCCCTCATCATGCAATGCCAGATCATCAGGCAAATCAACGGTAGCTGTACCGTCAACACCTTCCTTAACAAACAAGTCTGGCGTCTTGTTGTCAGCAATATCTGTACTCATACAAACGCTCGCATTTCTAACGGATTGCCCGTTACTCGGGTGATAATTTCATGGTCATTTAGCACCATGAACAGAGCTGGATCTTCATCAGGCTGGCCTTCAACAGGCACTTCCCAACGATCACCGCCCCACTTCGGAACGCGAATAAAGTCGCCTACACGAGCCCATGCCCCTTCAGGCCAGTCTTCCATCGTGTCGCGCTTCTTAAACGCCAGAGGGCCTACAGCGATAACCTTCGCTACTTGGCCATTCCATTTTTCCGTTTCCCGAGTCTCTTCCACCAGAATAATTCCCGCGCTAGTTGTCTTCTTCTTAGTACGACGAAGTTGTACAAGTACACGAGCTCCGAGGGGTTCATTACCGGGGTCTACAGTGGGAAAAGCCCACGCTATGTCAGCTTCGTTAGAAGCTACCGGCTCATTCATGTTCATCTTCTTCCTTTAAAAGATTATTAAGTACATCAAGGGCATATTCCAGCCCCTGATACTGACCTACCAGCCGTTGATACGACTCAAAATTGACGCAGTTGCCTGCAGCCAAGGATTGAGCTATCTCGTTCTGCCGCGCTTTTACAGCACTAATAAAGTCGCTTTCGTATCTCATGCGTTACGCTTATCTACGCCTTTGCCGCTTTCAAAATTGCCGTGGTCGCTGTTAGCTAAAGGCTGAGTAGCTTTGCCTTCTTCCTTTAACTGCTGGCCGTTGATCCATGCACCAGCTGCGTTGCGGTGGTGCTGCTTAACTGCTTCAGACTGTTCGTCCTTTAATGTGATAGCCATTACGTTCTCCCTAAGTTACGTTGTGCCGCGTTTTGCAGCGCTACAGCAGTGTCCTGCTGCTCCTGACGCAGTTTCACCTCGTCTACCGTCAACTCGGCTTCCTTCATGCGTTCTTTCGTCAGGTTGTTCTCGGCGTTCATAGCCACGTCAACCTGTAATTTGTCTTGCTGCATCTTGATGTCTGATTGATCTCTCATAGCGCGACGCTGTGTCTCAGCCATTGAAGCCTGCAATACAGCATTAGCATCTGGGTCTTGAATCATCTGCTTCTGCTGTTCTGCCTGCTGCTGAACCATCTGAGCAATTGTCTGACTTAGCTGCTGCAGGCTAGGCATGACCTGCGCGAATACCTGCTGAGCATCCATCTCAACGTGAGCTGAGGCCGCGGCAATCGTCTGGTCAATGTTCTTCTGCATCTTGCTCTCAGCGTACTTACGCAAATCAACGCCTGTGCCTTGAGTAACGTAAGCAGTGGCCTGCTGTGTGTACCAGAGAAGCATATGTTGTTTGATGTGCTCAATCTCTTGAGGCAGACACTTCATTGCAATCATCTGGTTGCTGCCAAAGATAGGATCTAAGGCAAACTTTAGGTGAGTCTGAATGTGCGCTAGATGATCTTGGTGAGGATAAGCAAAGGCAGGGCGTCCTAAAGCCATAGCTGCATTCTCATCAATCGCATTCATCTCTGTTGGCTTGACTGCAGTAGGCATTAGCTCACTAGGATTAGGTATCTTCATCTGCTTTAGGGCTCGTGCATACACCGCCCTACGGTCAAACAGGTCAGGCGCTTCTTTAGCAAACGCAATAACCGCTTGGGTCTGAGCCATACGCTGGGTTTCAGAGAAGATGTGCGGATCTGACACAGGAACTACGTCAGAGTTGCGCTTGAAGTCTTCACGAGTGATTGGCAAATCAGCAACCATGTCACCGCGGCGCTGATCATCCAAATACCAACGATTAATACGGCCTAAAACACGCAGCACACGGGCTTGAGAGTCGTGCAAACGGGCATGAATTGCAGAAAATACCGCCGCTCCCTGCTCAATCAGCGCTTGAGTGGTGCCTACGGGCGCATTAGAGGTCACGTCAGCAATTTTTTCCTCTGCGGTGGTCACTACCCCCTTAGCTGCAGTGGTAAGCCAGCCAAGGAGCTCTAAAAGCACCGGAGAAGGTGGGTTGAATGGCATA